TCCCTGCATAAGCAAGCCCGCCTGCTACCGCCTTTGGGCGTCCTTTGGCATTCAGTTCGTAGATGACTCCGTTTTGAAGTCCACTGTAAACCCATGCTGATTCGATTTGTGCCATTTGAAACTCCTTTTGTTACGTTCGGTTGATCTTGTAAAAAACTGATAATTCAAGCCGTTGACTAAAAAAAACGGGGTCGCTCGGTGTATCTTCTTCTCCATAAAATATCGGTTCGCCTGCACTGGCAAGCAGTGTGTCGCGCACACCCGCAGTCCTGTTGAGGGTTCTGCCCTTCGGGGTAGTGTTGAACAGGTTGAACAAGTCCGATCTAAACGCTTTGAACTTTGCCCAAGTCTCTTTGTGAGTTGAAAATCTCACGAATAATTCAAGCGGTATCATCCACGCGACTTCCAGCACGCCCGTTCCCATTGGCACGACAGGGAACGTACTTGGAAAGCTAATCAAAAAATATGTAAAACCTTCACCCAAAATACTGTCATCGGATGCCGTGATCTGCTTGGTCGGCACTGTGAAGTAGGTCGCCTTGTTTTCGATATGGTCGCGCACCAGGTCGAGGGCGGCACGTTCAACAATTGAGAAGTGGTCTGTCATTCCTTCACACGAAATCCTAGTTTCCTAATAGTGATCTTGAGGTCGCTCACAACCTGCTTGGGGATCAGCTTGAGAGCGCGATCCACGATCTTGCGGAAGATTGGCCAACGTCCCTTATGAATTCGTGATTGACGCTTGCCTTGTATGTCACCTGCGATAAAGCCGGCGTGCCTCAGTTTGTTTGCTACCTGATAGCCGCCGCGTATGGTCTGTTGCTTCCATGCCGCAACGTATTCGCCGCGTCTGATATGTGGGATGCCTCCACCAAAACCATTGGTTGCAAAAAAGGCACGTCTTTGTTTGGGGGAGTCCCATTGAATCGGGTAAGTGGGAGGTTTGCCTTCCACCTGCATTGTTTCCGCAACTTTCAGGGTGGTAGCTTTGAAAACTTTCCTTACAACTTTCTCTGCATCGAGTCCTATTCGATTGAGCGCCATCGTCGATAACTTCGCATTCTTGAGGCGCACCGTAAGGACGGGAAGCTGGACTATCGGCATGATATAATTGACCTATCAAACACGCTTGGGATCAGCAAGCGATGTGTGCTAGAATAACGACTGCCTGTTGTGTCATGCTGATCCCATGCCACAGCGGGCATTTTGTTTGTGAGGTCGGCATGGATAAAAAATGTACTGGTTGTGGCGAGGTCAAAGATGCGAGTGAGTTTGGCAAGGATGCCCGAAATATAAATGGGCTTCAAAGTCGATGTAGAACTTGTGATGGTAAAAGTTGTAAAAGATGGAGAAAAAATAATCTCCAAAAAGACAAGGATTGGCATCATGCCTATCATTCTGCTAATCGAGACTCGATACTTGAGAAGAAGCGAGATCGTTATAAGGCAAATCCAACGAAAGTAAAGGAAGGTGTCGAACGCTGGCGTAAGGAGAATCCCGACAAGTACCGTGAGGTAAAAACAAAGAGCAGAAATAATTACAACCTCAAATACCCTGAAAGGTTTGTCGCACGTGTGGCAGTAACCATTGCAGTCAGGGCAGGCAAACTTCCAAGAGTAAAGACTCTTGCTTGTAGGGATTGCGGGGGTCAAGCCAGTGAGTATCATCATGAGTTTGGCTACGAAAAACAAAATTGGCTGAAAGTAGTTCCTTTATGTAAAGTCTGCCATGCGCGGGTTGATAAATCCTAAAGCACATCAAACCAAGATGTGTGTGCGCCAACCGCGCCGGAGGCATTAAGGATGCCCAATGTCTTGAATGAAATGGTATGGTCTACAACCCATTGAGTCAGTTCGCTACGAATGGCCATCATGGGCGATATGCCCGACTCCAAAGCCTTCTTGACGAAAAATCTTCCTGACTTGTGGGAAGCATGGACTAGATCAGCCACCACGCCTTCAACAATGGCGGACGCATCGGCAATCGCAGTGGGATTCGTAAGGGGAGTAACAAAACCCTCATTTGCGATTGCAGAATCAATTACGGATGACATTTGTTCCAACCATGCTTCTACCTGCATAAGTGAGGGGGTTGTACCCTCTACATAAGTATCGTCATTCGTAAATTCACCGTTGTCCGTCCATGTGCTACTGAGCGCCGCAACATTCGTGACCGATCCATACATTGAGCATCCTCTTGAACGTATGAAAGGGCAGTCGTTCCCAACTGCCCCACATAATCAACTAACAGCCTGTGATGTGAACGATCCCACAGACTCCATTCGCATCATGTTTGACGCGGATGGTGACAGCCGTAAAGATACGGAAGTCGATCAGGAAACCACCGAGGCTTTCCCATTGAACGGGCGTGACATCCTGCGCGATGGCGAGATCAGCAACATCTTTAGTGAGTTGCCACACAACCGCCTCACCAGCTTTGAGTTTGTCGGACGGGCGGATGAACGAAAGTCCAGGTGTCATGGAAAGGACAGCAGACATCAGGGAAATCGCTGTGTTGTCGATCAGCTTATTGATTTGACCGTACTGTTCGCGGGCGATGTAGGCTCCGAAGGGGCCATAATAGCCAAGTCCCGCAAGCCAGTTAATTGCACCGTTGAGGGTGTTGAAAGCATTGTTTCCAGTGCCGAAATCGCCGCCACCAAGTTCAGTGGCAGTCTTTTGGACCCGTTCCGGTTTTGTGGTGAGACCATAGATTCGATCCGCGCCGAGTTTTTTGGCTGAACCGTTGAAGATCAAGTCATCAACTTTGTCCTGCACCTTGCGGGTTGCGACAATGGCTTGGATGGTATCGAGCGCACTGCCATTCCCACGGCGGGAGGCTTCCAGATGACGCAGGGACAATTGAAAGTCCTTGTAGATCAAAGGCACTGGAATACTTTGCGGGGAGAATTCAACACGGTCTTTCTCACCACGAACCTCACCGTTCATGTTCATGTCAGCTTCGGTCATGTCACCCAATTGCTCATAGGTCGAGATGGTGACACCAAGACCGTCGAGCGGGGAGGTAAGACCAAGGCGCAGGAAGTCATTTACTGCGATGTTCGGCTGGCGCACAACATCGTACACAGCCGCGTCGATCTGCTCCCATTCATACTTGCGAAGCAGGGCGTTTTGCACCATGCGTTCCTTGCCGTTCATGAAAGCAACGGGAGAGTTACGCTTGTTGAAATACGGGCGCATCGCGCCTATCATTTCCTTGGATGATCCACCTGACTGCATCCATGCACTAAAAATCGGGTTTGCGCCAGCCATTACAACGCCTCCACACGAATCCACATGGCGGCAGCACCCACGCCAGGGTCATTGTCCACGACTTCAAGAGCACGTGCGACAGCATTGGTGTCTCCAACTTGCAAGAGACCCGCCCCGTTTGAATTCAAGAGCGTCCCAATGACAGTTACATTGCCCGCGCCAGCTTCAAGCAGGGCAAGCACACTATCACCAGGTCGGCAGAAGGCGAGCAAGACAGCCTCACCATCCACTGTATAAGGAATTTCTTTACCTCTACCGATAATCGCGTTTTCAACTGCGAAGATCGGGGAAGCAACACCAGCCGCGCTTGAATGGGGCTGTACGGTGTTGGTTGCAGTGCGCTCACACAACATCCCCGGAGTGATCGGAATGGCGGAGTAAACATCACCATTGAGCATCAGTTCCTTGAATGTAGGATCGCCCTTCAAAAGAATGGTTGATGGTCTGCCTTTGGTGTCCATTATTTCGCCTCCGAGGTTTCAGGCTTGGCAAGATACATGGCGGGCAAAGCAAGCGGCTTATCGTCACCTTCTTCGGCGCTGTTCTGGAACTGGAAGCCCATCCCGCTAAAGTCCACGGGTTGATAGGACGCTTCCAACTTCTCAAGCACATCGAGCGACATGGTTTTGAGTGTCGCTTCATCGAATGGGTTCGCTTTATTCTGGACAAGTCCAGCGATCAGCGCACCTTTTTGTGCGGCTTCTTTCGTTGCCACTGACTCCGCAAATGAGGCCGCGTTCTTTACGAGCGTGGCTTGTTCGTTCATCTGCGTTTGCATTGCTACAAGCGTGGCGGGTAGACCTTTCAGGGACTCAATGAGTTTGGCAAACTGGTCAGCGCCGCCGGAGTTCTGCACAACACTATTCAGTTGTACAAGACCCTCAAGCGCCTTCTCGTCGCCTTGACCCGTGAGTTCCACAGAAAGACCGTCCTCACCCTTGTCCTCGATAACAACGTTACCGAAGCCAAGTGAGTGTAGGAATGCCTTCAACTTTGCGTTCTGCATAAGAAACTCCTTTGAAAACTTACTTGAATTAGCGAACCAACCTCGCAGGCTGGTCGCGGATTGCTTAATTTTGTTTTGGGTAACGGGCACGTATTCTTCTTCAACCTCTACCCATTTGGTTTGAGGAACGAATTCAATTGCATCCTTGCTTTGGGTGTACCCAACTGAAAAAGACTTCTCCCCAAGACCTATAATGACGTGATCCGCAAAAACCTCTCTGACATATACCGATGGTGACTCTTGGACGGGCATCATCATGGGTCGTGAGGCTTCAAACGCCCGATAGAACGCGGAGCGCACTGTGTCCACAACATCGGTAAGTGATTGGCTGTTTTTGTTCATCATCCACTTGCCCATCTTGTCTTTCTTCCAACCCGCCTTTTCACAAGCCGCCCATGCGATCTTCGCGGCAGTGGCTTCGTCCTTACCATCGGCTAAGGCTTGCTTATGAACTTCCTCCCACTGCTTCTTGCCAGCGGCAGGTAGATTGCCTGTCATGTTGGAAACCAGTTTGGTCGGGCACGTGGAACAGGCAGAGTTGCGATTCATTCCGCACCCGTCCATCAGGGAACATGCGCCTAATTCGTTTGTAAGAATTGCTATGTGATCGGGATGAATACCTTTGTGAGTCCCCACATAATCAGTCCCATTGAATTTTCCATGCTCCATGATCGTCTGTGGGGCAAAGTATCCAGTGGATACCTCAATCGGTTGCCCTTTGAGCATCTTTGCATATAGGTCAGCGCCTTCATCGGTCGCAAGGAAAGCAACCTTATCGAGCCAGAATTCACCAGCCAGCCGGCGACCCTCTGCATCTGGCGTGGTATTGTGGAATCTTCCAACAACAGGCACATCGGGATTACTGACTCGCGCTGATCCGCCACTCTCCATCGAAGGGTGATTCAACACGAGCGGCACATCATTCCAATCGGAGGAGAACGCGCTGAATTCTTCATACGGTACAAAAAAATGATTCAGTACGCCTTCCACAATCGGGACGCCATTGACCACAAGCCAGGTCTTTCCTGCTTGTTCAATTTCACGAAATGTTTTGTAGTCAAGCTGATGTTGGAAAATTTGAAGATCGTTCATCTGTTTTCCTTTTCCGCCCTAAGCAGGAAAACAAAAAAAACGCCACTTGGAGCGGAGTGCGCTCAAGTGGCGTTTATGTGGCTTCTGGGAGCCGTATAACTTCAAGTATTGGTAAGGGGGGGTGGGCGATACGCCTTAGAAATAATCTTGGATCGAGTTCATAGTAGCACTTATCCGACTATTTAGCAAGCAATCAATTATTCTCGTTGGGGTAACTGACGGGAACCATGAACACAAGTCTAGCCGGGTCACTGCCTGAAAATGAAATCAAGTCATACAGTTTTACGACAAAATTATCATTGTCAACCACAATCTCAATCTCCAATGTTTCGGGATTGAGCCTGAACAGCAGGTGATTCCTGCCTTCCCCGCGTACCTCTATCATTTTGTTTTGGGGTGTCATTCAGATTATCCTTTTCAAACAACTAAATAATTCTTGATGCGCGTCTCAACCGTACACAGGCAGTTGTCATAACATTGAGCATCCCCAAACGGGGTCATCTGTTGAATGGGCATCCAGCCTTTCGCCGCCAATTCAACACAGCCAGGTCGTTCAACACCATCATGACAGTGATTTTCATTCTCACCCAACACGCGCCGCGCTTCAGTATGCCCCACCATGATCGCCTGCTCAAGTTTTGCGTTTTGGAAAAGACTATTACCATGCTTTCCATACGCGCCGGCGCGTGCGAGAACATGCCCATCAAAGAAAGGCTCCCGGTCAAGATAGGTTGTGAAGTTGTCGAAACGTTGGAATTGTAAAAGCAGGAAGGCATAAAATAGATCCCGCTGAGTTTGGTCATCAAACAGGAAGCCACCAATACCCAGCGCCCATATCGTATTGTATAAGGCTTTCAGGATCGAGCGTGAACGGGAATACCAAACGATAAACATGATCGTGCCCGCCATCATCTGTTGTGTTTCCTGCCTCAATCGCTTCTGTGCTTCGACAGACAGCTTCATGACAGCCCGCCGCATGGTGTTCTCAGTCACAAGCCGTCCTGAGACCATATCACGATACATGCCCGTATTGGGGTCATAGGTGTAATCGCGCTCTCCCTTCGGCTTTAGTGGGGGTGAGCTGGTAACGCGCCGCGCCGTCAGCAAGCCATTGAGGTGCGTGGACGTGCCCCACATTTCCTGCGCCAGTGCAAAGTCAGCATCATTGGTGTGAGTTAGGAAGTTGCGTGTTTCAATGGCGGATGGAATCGGGAATGATTGCCAGTTAGCGGACTTACGCATTACAGACTCCTTATGCTTGGCATATCTAATTGATGCGCTTTCTTTTGGTCAACCGTGATGATCGTATCGTTGTGGGCACGACCATGACAAACCAAAAGAATTTCCTGAATAACATAGTTTCTGGTCTTACCCATGCCGATTGAATTCCAGCCGCACGAAATCACAACGCCATCAGGCAAAACTAATTGATTGATTGCATCCCGCATGTCGCCATAAAACCTTTGCGATTCCCGTCCGCTGATCTTCCTGCCAACACCCTCGTAAGCCTCCATCATTTGCCGAAGGGAATAGGGCGGGTCAAAGATTACCAAGTCAGAGTGAACACCCTTAGAGATAAGTAACCTTATGAAATCCAGTGCATCCATTTTGTATTCAGCGGTAGTTTCGGGATTGAGGTCGTTTGTATAAGTTGCCCATCGTTTGTTGCGGGCAAATGGGTCAACGCTCACATTGGATTGACTCAGGTAACGTTTGACAAGCGCACCAATGGGCGGGCAATCGAAAGTGTCCGAGTAGGGCATAGCCCATACCCGCTCAATTTGCATTACAGACTCCCATAGGCTTTCAGCAATTGCCTGTTTATTTCTTCGGCAATCCCCTTTCGATCAAGCGCGAGAAGCCTTCGCGCATCATAGGTGAAATGTATCCGGTCGTAATTGAATTCAACCACAGGCGTTTCACTAATGCCCAGGTTGTATTCCAGCTCCTTCAACACAAGGGGCATGATGTCAATCTCAAGCGGGTATTGTGCCATGCGTCTGAAATCCCAACGCACATTCCCAATGTAGGTTGTGCCCTTGTAAAAGACAAACTCAAACCATGCTCCGCCATGAGCCTTAAGGCACCAAACGATATAACCAGCATGGAAAAACGGATCTGATTTTTCGTATTCCTTCTGAGGCTTGGATGCACCACAATGAGCGCACGATTTTGGATCTCGCTCGTTTGGACTCCATTCAGTATGACAATGGTCGCACTGCATTACTGCCCTCCGATCTGAGTGGTCAACTGCTCAGAGAATAATCCTCCACCGCTTGATGCACTGCCGCCGCCGATCATGCCGCCGCCGGCAGCTTCGGGCGGGGTCACGTTTTCCTGTGATGGTGGGTTTTCATTCCTTGAAATTTTGATGTCAGGGATACGCTTTTTCAGGAAGTCCTCAATGTCAACGTAGCCATCGGGCACGTTGTTGGTAATGCCATTGATCGCAGTCACTTCCTCGTTCACAGTCTGCATCTTCTCAAGTGCAGTGGATTGGAATAACTCAGCCCACTCGACTCCCATCTTGCCTGTTGGCGCGGGGATTGCACCCAGCTCAATAAGTCGCTTTGCCGTATCCTTGACCCATTTAGTGCAGGTGTTCTTTTGACGACTCTCAACCACTGCCGCCCAATTTGCGTCATCGGATGAGGAAGCCAGCTCACCGCGCTCGGACCCAACCAATACACGGTTTGGAATTCCAACCGTTCCTGAAATGTCAGTGATAAGCAGGTCATGTTGTGCCTTGCCATCCACAACCTGAGCACCAAGATCGGTCACGTCCACACCCTTGACGCGCATGACGCGCCTGAGTTGATGTTCCCATTCTGATATTTCATCCTGCATTGCCGTGAATTCGGCGCTCCCCTCTTGCGGGAAGTTCTGCCCTTCCTGCGCGGACATGATGAGACCTTTGCGAATCAGTAACCAAAAAGCCTCGCTCGATGCGCCCACAACCTTTTCAAGATCAGATAAATAGTTGAATGGCTTCTTCAAGCGCGGAGCACCATAGACTCTGCTTCGCCCACGTCGATCCTTGAAATGGATCACCCGCGAGTAATGGACGGGCACACTGCGCCCGCCATCCTCAAAGGTCACGTTATACAATTCGGGCATCCCATAGCGCAAGCTATTTATGCCACGATCAACACTTGATATTTGAGCCTGACCTTCATCGTAGACTTGAATGTATTTGATTGCCTTTGCTTTATCAAGGGGCTGGTCAAACTTCCCCGGAGCGCCGATCAACATGATAGCGTATCGGCTATATCCAAGGGAGGCATCCATTTCGTTGAACAGTGCCCATAAATCCTGAGCCTCTACGAATACATTCCATGCCTTTAGGAATTCAGTGTGTTGCTTTTCGTTATCTTCATCCCCTTTGATAAGTCCATCCATCATCGTGGGTGGGGTGCGCCAGGTCTCATCAGTAAGCGAATCAACCACACGCCCAGCCATCCCATTTCGGTCGTACATGTCAAAGTAATCTCGAAAATTTAATTGCTTCTTCCACCCAAATATTTCGTACAGGTCTCTTTCTCCGCCAAAGGTCTGCCCCAAAGAACCAGCCAGAGCCGCTCTGCTTACCAACCCCGTGACGTTTTGATAGAGCGTGATGATCTGAGCTTTGGTCATCTTCATCGTTGGCGTGGGTGGAAGCGCGAGACGTGCGCTGTCATTGTTATTCAGTTTTTTGGACATTAAAACACTCCGGGCCACTAACAATCCGCAAGTTGGCTTATTTTCAGTATATCACTTTGTTATCGCCATGCACCGACTCCCATACGTTGCGGGGCAAAAGTGAGGGCAAGGGATGACATCTTATCGGGGGAATGTCCCAACAATTCGATCAGCGTTTCCCTATCCGTGGTGGTGATGTGTCCACCATGACGGGTTGTGTTGTAAGTTGGTGCGGCAAGTTCGTCGAGCAAGTCATCATCGGGCGGAAGCATTGCGCCAGGGTCATCACGCAACCAAACCATGACACTCCAAATAAGCTGGTCACGCAGTTGGAAGAAAGAACCCATTTCAGTTTTATAAGTTGGAGCACTTGCCACCATGATCCCTTCAGCTTTACCTACCCCAAGACGAACCATGCGCGGCGCAACGCCTGAACCGACTCCCGTCCCATCCGTGTAGACGCTAATCTCACCTATGGGTAATCCATAATCCTTCAACATGGAATGCGCTTTGATGCTGGTTGCGTCAGGGTCGATCCCCGACCATTCATCCAAATGAGCCACCCAGCCGCCATACCTGCGCGTCATTTGGTTGGTATCCTTACCCATTGCCGCAATGTCGATACCCACAATTGGCTTGATCCCTACGGGCGGGACTTCCCCATACTTCGCAACATAAGATAACCAGCGCGTGACAGCATTATCAAGCCACACACGCGAGATGAGCTGCGTGTCAGATTTGGGCGGATAAATCCCCAAGACCATGTAAAAGAATGCGGGGTTGTGGACTCTACGCCAGCCGGCGGGCAGTGAATCGTATGGCGCATTCCCCAAAGACTTTGCCACTGTGCCCACAAGGAATTCAGGGACTTGGAAACATTCAATGTCAGGCTTTTCACCAATTCCAAGCGGCCTTGTCCATTCGTTGATACGCCTGACTGTCTTTTCACGTGACACAGCTCCGGGGATAACATCCAACCCCGTGATGACGTTGGGATGATCGAAGGCTGACAGGTGTAGTATGTTTCCCTCTTTCTGCTTGACCATGCGTGCCACTGTGCCCACGTCCGCACGCGGATTGAACATGATAAGCAGGCGGGTATTGCCACCCGACATACAAGCCTCAATGCCTTTATATACTTCCGGGGGCACTGCATCACCCTCATCCACAATGAATAACAAGTTGGGCGCATGTTTGCCGCTGAACTTTGCCTCACGTTGTTCTGGCGTTCCTGATGATGGAATCGCAATGCCAGTAATGAATGACTGCGGGGATCGTTGGATATTCATGCCACTGGATACCGACGACTCAGGAAACAAGTCCAGGCGGCGGGATGTAAGATGACCAATCTCTCCCCATAATATCTTGCGTAGGTTGCGTTCTGGCGGCGCGGCAGTCGTGTACACCTGCGAATCGGGAAAGCACAAATAGAACCATAGGGCAATACGGGCGGCGCTATGGGTCTTACCTGTCGCGTTGGCTGATATGGCTATGGTTACAGGGTTATCCCGAACCGAGTGCATGACATCTTTGATCGGGTCTGTATAGTGTTCCCCCAAAACTTCAATTCCAAACCTTACGGGGTCCGATTGGTAATCGGCAAAGTTCACCGACGCCTTGACGATCTGCTCACTCCCAAGACCGCCCTCTTTGCTCTTTATGGCAAGCGATATATCAAGCAGAGTTTTCTGTCGTGAGCTTTCTTGCTTCCGTAATTTGGGTGATAACAATAATTGTATCCTCTCCGGCTTGTATTCTCCTGCGGATGGTCAGGAGTTCATCCACTGTGAAGGTATCCCAATCCACGTTCACATTAAAGTTGGGTTGCTGCTCCTTTTCCTTATCGCCAAAGATGGATTTGTAATTGAATAGGCGCTCACGGACTCCAAGGATGTGTGTCACCACCCCAAAGTAAACAGGATCAGGGGGCAAAGGCATTTCCCCTTCCTCAGAATGTGGAAGGGCAAGCGCCCACGCCTTCTCAAATAGTTCGTCATAGCGGCGTATATCAATATAGAAGTTGTCCAGCACAAGTTCTTTTTGCTCAGACACAATGCCCGCCATAAACGCGTTAACATCCCTCATTGCCTGTACGTTTGAATAAGTTTTGGGAACGACTCCCAGCTCCTTCATTCGGGTTGCAATGCGGCGATAGGACAACCCCTGTACTTTCAGGTCAGTTGCCCATGTTTGTCTTTGCAATATTTTTACGTCATTTGCAATGTCCTTGGGGGATTTCTTCCTCTCCCGTTTGGGCTTTGCACTCGACTCTTTAGTTGTCATCCTGCTACGCAGTTCTCTCTGTGGTGCTACACGCTATTGTTTCCGCAACAATGGCATTATACAACCAAAAACAGCCCCGCATGATTGCGGGGCTGTTTTCTTACATTATTCTCAAGGAGGAATTGACAGTTAACCTCTCGGTGTACCTGTCGAGGAAGCGTAGCTCTTGGCGCGTGCTGTGCGTTTGGCGAAAGAGGCTTTGCCTTCCTTTGGTCGTTTCTTCAAGCCAGCTAACGTGGCTTTCGCCCGACGCTGTTTGGCGGTCCAAGCGGCAATTCGTTTCTTTCCGGTCTTAGGTTTCGGTACCATGGTTTACTCCTTTCTTTATGGTTTGAATCTCTGTCATCATCATA